TACCATTGGAGGTACTTGTTTCTCTTATTACTTTTCATTAATTACACGACGGTATTCTCAATGTAGGTGGTCGTACAATTCGCGCGGCACTCGACGCGCAATACGCCGCGAGCGTAGCGGCGAAAACTCCGGTACAGACTGGTTATATTAAAAATACCGGCGCAGATTTACCGGAAGATCAAATCGTAGGACTACTCAGCAAGTGGAAATCTGCACGTTTACAAAATAACGTAGGATACTTAAACAGCGCGTTAGATTTTAAGACAACGAGTTTTAGCCCTAAAGAAATGGGCTATAACGAGATGTTGCAATTCCTCGCAACAGAAATAGCACGTATGACTAATATCCCGGCGTATATGTTAAGCGCGGATATGAATAATAGCCTTACTTATGCGAACGTCATAGATGAGCGTCGTCAATTCGTAGATATGTCGCTCCGTCCGTACATTGAAGCAATCGAAGGACGCTTATCTATGAACGATATGACGAACTCTCAAAATTATGTGCGCGCAGGGCTAGACGACGGGTTCCTAAGGTCAGACGCTCTTACACGCCTAGCCATAATTGAGAAAATGCTGGCTTTAGGACTTATTTCATTAGACCAAGCAAAAGAAATGGAGGACTTGACCCCTGATGGATCAAGCGAACTTACTGACCTTTAGCGGAACTATCGAAGCGAGCGATTCAGCTCGTCGAGTAATCTCCGGTAAAATTGTGCCGTTTGGTGAGATAGGACAAACCTCAGCCGGTGCGGTCGTGTTTGAGAAAGGCTCTATTGCAATTCCTAACGAGCGATTTAAGCTCTTACTTGAGCACGATCCTAAACAACCTATCGGCCGAGCTATAAATATTCAACAAAGCGATACCGGTATCTACGCGCAATTTAAGGTAAGCGAAACCTCGCGCGGAAATGACGCACTCGTCGAGGCTTCCGAGTCTTTGCGCGACGGTTTAAGCGTGGGCGTTCTTGTTGATAAGTCCACCGAAAGAAACGGCGTGATTTACGTCAGCGCGGCTCGCCTCCAAGAAACGAGCCTCGTCCATACACCGGCCTTCAAGTCGGCCGAAGTCCTTAATGTTGCCGCGAGCGAAAGCGAACCGGAAACCACAGAAGAAGAAACCCAACCAACCGAAAGTGAGGCGAGCGTGGAAAACGCTACCCCAACTCCCGAGGTAGAAGCCGAGAAGGTAGAAGCCTCACGCCCTAGCGTCGTAGTGACCGCTATGGAAGTACGTCACCCTATCCGCACAAAGGCGCAGTACCTAGAGCACTCCATTAAGGCAACTCTCGGTAATGACGACAGCCGCGATTATGTTCGTGCAGCAGACGCTCAAGCGTCAAAGGCTATGAACTTCGCAGACGACAGCTTTACCACTAACCCGGCTTTCTCTCCGGTTCAATACGTCCCAACGGTCGTAGATACCACCATCGGATCACGTCCAGCTATTGACGCACTCGGTGGAAGCCGTGCGCTTATGGGCTCGGGTATGACCGTTTCTATTCCGAAAATTACCACCCCTGGAAGTGTGGCAGAAACCGCAGAAGGCGCCGCACCTTCCGAGCAAGGTATCGTTTCGGCTTACGTAAACGCCACAGTTAAGAAATATGCCGGTTTACAACGCTACTCAGTTGAGCTCATCGAGCGATCTGACCCGAGCTTCTTCCAGGCTATGCTCGAAAATATGACCAGATTATATAACAAAGCAACCGACGCGGCGGTAATTGCAGAAATTACAGCGGGCGGAACTCAAGCCGCTACTACTGCGGCTTCCAGCGCCGGTATTATTTCGTTCGTTTCTACCGAAGTACCGGCCGCGTACAGCGCAACCGGCGAACTTCCAACCGTCTATATCGCTGGCACTTCACAATGGGGCTTGCTAATGGGTGCCGTAGATTCAACCGGCCGCCCAATTTACAACGCGGGAAGCCCGTACAACAGCGGCGGAAACGCAAACCCACAAAGCCTACGCGGAAACGTACTCGGCCTTGATCTCTACGTAGATGCTAATATGGTCGCAACGACTATTGACGAGTCCGCGTTTATTTGCGTTCCTTCAGCTATCGCAATTTACGAGAGCCCGGTTCTCCGACTCTCTACCAACGTTCCAGTCTCAGGCGAAATTGAGACAATGCTCTACGGATACCTCGCTACTAAGACACTCGTAGCCGGTGGCCTCCGTCGTTTCAACCTCACCTAATACAAACCTAGACCCCTACCCTCGCGCCTAGTCCCGCGGGGGTAGGCCTCAACGAGTAAGGAGTCCCGAGTATGGCGGCAACGTATATAACAAAAGCGGAGCTACGTACAATTTTGGGGATCGGGACTCTTTACACGGACGCAGTAGTCGAAGAAGTCTGCCAAGCGGCCGAGGATTTTATTAAATCGTTTCTATGGTTTAACAACGTGCCTATTAGCGGGACTGCATTAGAAAATAACGTAGCAATTATCTCGACCCCTATTCCTCACGGCTTAGCGGCGGGTCAGAGTGTAACCATAACAAACGCGGGTGGAACTTTTGCCGGGACTTATACCATCACCGGTACTACGCCTTATACTTTTACTTACGCCAAAACAGCGGCGAACCAAGAAAATCATTTAGTGCGACCTTATGGGAAGGTTACTGCCCCCTATCACGGCGTGGACTATGCAACACAACCGGCAGTACGCGAGGCTTCCGCTACCGTCGCCGTCACGATATGGCAGAGCCGACAGGCTCCGGGATCAGCGGTGGCCACTATTGACGGATATTTACCGAGCCCGTTCACTCTCGGGAACGCACTTTTGGGCAAAGTGCGCGGGATACTTGCGCCTTACCTTGCGCCTTCCGGTATGGCGGGCTAATGCCAGCGACCATAACGACGCTACGAGCCGACCTAAAGACCGCGTTAACAAACGCCGGAGTATGGGACGTTTACTCGTACCCACCTCCTACGCCAACGGCGAACAGTATTACGATCGCACCCGACGAGCCCTATATCCGCGTACAAAGTAACCAAAAGCTCGCCATAGCTCCGGTCGTACGCTTCAAACTTCTATTAGCCGTACCTCTCTTTGATAATCAGGGGAACCTTACGCAGATAGAAGATTACATAGTCGCTCTAATGGCAAAAATGGCCGCCGCTACGACTCTCACGATTCACGTCGGAGACTTTAGCGCCCCGGGCATATTGGAAACCCCGAGCGGCAATTTATTACAGACCGAGCTACCTATCGAAATCATTACGGGTTGGAGTTAAATAATGGCTACTTACAAAGTGCTAACAGATAATGAACTTGCGGGAGTTGGTCAGGGTGGAACCCTTACCGACGCTCAGCTAGAAGGTTGGGACGTCCCCGGCCTTATCAAGACCGGCATACTTGAAGAAGTAGCGCCGGCACCGACAAAGAAAGATAAGGAGTAATCAAGTGGCCGTTTATTTTGCACAAAATAGCTACTTCAAGTTGGGGACGTATGATCTATCTAGCGTCGTACAGTCCATTAGCTTAAATATCAACTACGAACAGCTCGACGTTACCGCCTCCGGGGACGCTTCTCGAAAGTACCTTAAAGGTTTAGCGGCTCATCAAATTAGCGGCACGTTATACCTCGATCAGATTGCAATCGGAGCAGGAGCTACCCGAGCAGTCCTTGATTCACTCAAGGGAACGTCGGCCGCTTTTGAGATGTTGCCTAACGGTTCTACCGCTTCTGCAACAAATCCAAAATACACGGGATCGTGTTTCGTCAATGGCTACACCCCGGTAAATGGAACTATTGGAGACGTAGCTACCATTGATTTCACGTTTGATTGCACGACCGACGTAACTATCGCTACGTCTTAAGAGACTAGAAAGGGCTAGAAAATGGCAAAGTTAATAATCACGCGTAACACCGGGGTAGTCGAACATTACGAGATTACCCCGGCTATCGAGGTAGCTTTCGAGGCTTACGCCAAGAAAGGCATTAACCGAGCTTTTAGAGAGGACGAGAAACAAACCGACGTTTACTACTTATGTTGGGAAGCGATTAAACGCTCCGGGCAGACAGTCCCACCGTTCGGCGAGGCTTTTCTCGAGACTCTCAAAGCCGTGGAGGTAGCAGAGAGCGACCCTTTAGGTGGGTGAGCGATCAACAGACGCTCACGTACCAAATAGCGGCGATAGCAGTAGAGACAGGAATACCACCGCAAGCATTAGCCGAGACAACCCCGGAGATGTTAGCGGCAGTTTTTAGAGTATTACACGACAGAGCGGAGGCGGTGAAACGTGCCAGCGGCAACAAGAATAGAAGGACTAGATGAAGCCGTGGCCTACCTCAAGCTCTTTGATAATGAAACTCTTAAAGCTATGAATAAAGAGATGTATGCGGTAATGAAAGACTTGGTGCAGGAGACTCGGGGTATGGTTCCCGGCACTTCCCCTATGTCCGGGTGGGAGAAAAAGTCTCTTACCGGTGCCAAGTGGGGAACGCAGTTAAACTTCACCCCGTCAAAGATTCGTACCGGAGTCCGTTCCAAAATTGGCTCCGTTCGTAATAAATCACTTAACACCCGCGAACGCGCTTACTTACTTATCAACGCCAACCCCGCCGGAGCTATTTACGAAACCGCGGGACGAAAGACCGACGGGGCAACTCCTCAGGGTCGGCAGTTTATTAAGAATATCGAGGAGCGCTCGGGTATGCGCGTAATCGGTAAGCAAGGCCGTCTCGCGTGGAGAGCCGCGATAAATAACCGGGCAGAGATAACGGTCAAAATGGGCAGAGTAGTAGCGAAATATCAAGATATGATAAACCGCAGACTGGCTAGGTACTAATGGTTATTAAAGTCCCGATAGCGATTACCTATAACAACAAAGGCACGAAAGCCGCTACTCGCGATATTAAAGGCCTCGAGAAAACTCTCAAGCGTTTTGGCCTAGCTTCTAAACTTTCCCTTGCCGCCGCTACGACCGGTTTAACCGTATTCGCTAAAAAGTCGGTAATGGCCGCGGCCGCCGACGACAAAGCGCAAAAGTCTTTAGCGCGTAGCCTTAAAAACCTCGGCTTGGCCTACTCAAGCGTAAACGTCGAGAAGTTCGTCAAAGATACCTCGCTCGCTACCGGAGTAGCCGACGATCAACTACGCCCGGCTTTTCAGCGTCTCGTTACCGCTACCGGCTCAGTTACTAAGAGCCAAGAGCTTCTCAACCTTGCGCTGAACGTTTCAGCGGGTACCGGCAAAAGCCTAGAGTCGGTTACGACTGCACTCACTCGCGCCTATCTAGGTAACACAACTTCTCTCGGCCGTCTCGGTGCAGGGCTCACAAAGGCAGAACTTAAAAAAGCAAGTTTTGAGAAATTAACTGCAAAATTAAGCCTTCTCTTTGCCGGTCAAGCGACCGAAGCCGCCGAAAGTTACGCGGGCAAAATTGACCGCCTAAAAATAGCGGCAAGCGAAGCCTCGGAGGTTATCGGTACCGAGCTCCTTAACTCCGTCGAACGCCTCACCGGGGACGGTGGCGTAGGAGACGCGGCCGATCAAATGACCCGGTTCGGAGATTCGACCGCTAACGTCATAGCCGGAGTAACGACGGTTATTGAAAAGCTCAAGCCCCTTGCCAAAATTGTTGGAGCTCTAAATATTGACCTAGCTAAAGTCGGCAACATAGCCGGTACGGGCAAGTTCAATAAAGGAATACTGCCAATACTTAACGACGTAGGTAAGGCTTCACGTGAAACACCTATGAGGCCAAACGCTCGGGCTATCGAGCGCGAGTCTTTAATTGCTCAGGAGAAAGCCGCTAAGTTGGCGAAGGCCGCGGCCGCGGCAAAGGCCAAAGAATTAGCTACTCAAAGAGCTATAACAATGAGCAAAAAATTAGCGGCTAAGTTCGACCAGGATATGATTGCTATTGAAGCCGCCTTAAAAGGTGATTTATCTGAGGAAGATCGTAAACGACTTTTAGCCCTCAAAGCCTTAAAAACCGAAGTAAAAACCGACGACGAAAAAGCTTTAGCAGAACTTGAGGCTTTACAAAAGAAAAACGCCGGGGCGGAGCTCGCCCGTATTAAAGAGATAGAAGCGGCTAATACCGCGGCTAATCAAAAGCGCAAGAGCGAACTAACAGCGCTTCAAGAGTGGCTAGCCTCTAACCCGCTTAACGCGTATATAAACGTTATTACTCCTGGCGGTAGTGCTGGTATGTTGCCTAGCTCTTTTGGCGCTCCCACGAGTAACGCGCAGAGCCGACCTCCGGCCACCAACGCGCCAAGCGGCGGCGTATCCTCGAGCTTGCAATATGGCACGTACGGATCAAGCGGAGATATAAATATCAACGTAGACGCGGGCATAATTTCCGACGAGAACAGAATTGTTTATCTAATCGCCGACGCGGTGACGCGTTATACGCGCTTCGGAGGTACGACAACTCCCGCCGGGTTTATCTAATGGCGCTCCCTAATCTTTCCGTTTCGATTAACTTCTCCTCCGGGGCTTCATTCGGCCAAGCCTTTATCGTGGGCTATGGCATATTGGGGACGAACGTACTCGCCGATAGCGCGAGCCTCGTCGTAGACGTTTCTAATCAAGTGCAGACCGTACAGACAACCCGAGGTCGTAATCTCCTCACCGACGTATTTCAGACTGGAACGGCTACCATAGTCCTAGCGGATCAAAACGGAG